GTGCTGGAATTACACAGGCATTTGGTGGTGTAACAATAGGTGGTATTGGTACTTCATTAGTTTTAAACGGACATCTTACTGGAACAGTTACAGGTGTTGGTGCAAGTTCAATTGATGTTAAAGTCGTCAGTGAGGTTGCTGTTGGTGGAAGTATTACTGCAAAAGACTATGAGAAAGGTAGTGCTTTTGAATTTAAGACTACAAGAGACGTAATCATCGCTGGTGCGACTGGTGCTGCTACAACTTCTATCCAAGTAACAAGAGATACTGGAGGAACAAACCAAGGTGCATTAACAGTTGGTGAAAATTTAGTTCTTTTAAACAAAACTGCAACAACATCAGTTGATAACGCTGGTGGAGCGGCATTAAGTGTAAGTGCATCATCGGTTAACGTTGCAAACACAAGTGGAATTACCGCAAACGTTTCAGTACTATTGATCGGTAACGAATTAATGGGAGTTGGAAATATTTCAGGTAATGCGGTTGGTATTTCAACAAGAGGAATTGGTGGAACAACTGCAACAGCTCATAATGATGGTAGTGTAATTACTGCTCTTACTGACGTTGGTGCTGCAACAACTATCAAATCATCTAATACTGGTGGTTCTGATACTAATATAGTTGTAAATGCTTTAGGAGGCATTGATGTTGGGGACGTTATTGCAGTTGTCGGTGTTGGTACTGCTGCAGAAGCAATGACAGTTACTGGTATAACCACTAACTCAGCATTACAACCAAGTACAGCTACTGATTGGTACGATTCACAAACATTAGGTTTAGATAACGCAACTGTTTATTGGAAGAGTATCGCACCAAAACCACAAACTTCTGCATATGCAAACTCTAGAAGTTCTAGATTTGATGAAATGCACGTTGTTGTCGTTGATGATAGTGGAAAAGAATCAGGAACTGCTGGTCAAATCTTAGAAACTTTCACTAATCTTTCAAAGGCGGAAGATGCAAAACAGTTCAATACACCAGTTTACTATAAGAACTTCCTAGCAAATAACTCAGAATACATATTTGCTGGTGCAAAACCAAATGGAACTCCTTTAACAGGTACAAACAATGCTGCAAATATTGCTGCTGGTTCATGGGGACAGGTTACTCAAGGTGTAAGTTTTGTAGGTACAGGTAAATCTACATTCTCATTAGAGGGTGGAAAAGATTACGGTGGTACTTTCACTGCACCAACATATCCTACAACTCTTGGAGATATGATCTCAGGATATAATGAATTTACAAATATCAGAGAGTATCCTATCAATTACCTCATCATGGGGCCTGGAATGGGAAGTAGGGAAGAGACTGTAGGTAAAGCTAATAAGTTAATATCTATTGCATCAACAAGAAAAGATTGTGTTGCGGTTGTTGGGCCTTCAAAATCAGACGTATTAAGTGGTAGTGGTGTTGCACCTGTTCCACTTACTAATAGTGATACTCAAACAACAAACATATTATCAACATGTAATCAGTACACATCATCATCTTATGCTGTGATTGACTCTGGTTATAAGTACATCTTTGATCGTTTCAATAATAAGTTCCGTTATATTCCAACCAACTCTGATGTTGCTGGTATGATGGCGAGAACATCTCAAAATTCATTCCCTTGGTTCTCACCAGCTGGTGCAGATCGTGGTGCGGTTAACAATGCAGTTAAACTTGCATATAACCCATCTCAAGCACAGAGAGATCTACTATATACTAAGAGAATTAATCCAGTTGTTGCTTTCCCTGGCCAAGGAATCATACTCTTTGGTGACAAAACTGCACTTGGATATGTATCTGCATTTGATAGAATCAACGTAAGACGTTTATTCTTGACTGTAGAAACTGCAATTGAAAGAGCTGCAAGAGCACAACTCTTTGAATTTAATGATGATATTACAAGAGCAAACTTCGTAAATATCGTTGAACCTTTCCTTCGTGATGTTCAAGCGAAGAGAGGTATCACAGACTTCTTAGTAGTTTGTGATGAGTCTAATAATACCGCTGATATTATTGACGCAAATGAATTCCGTGCTGATATCTTTATCAAGCCAGCACGTTCAATCAACTTCATCGGACTAACATTTGTTGCAACACGCACAGGTATCAGTTTTGAAGAAGTAGTAGGCACAGTTTAACCACCATCTAATTATCACAGGAGAGAAGAAAAATGCCTCAGCAAATCCCAAATAAAGGGGCTAATGCGAGAACCCTAGATACGTTTAAAAGTAAACTACTAGGTGGTGGTGTTCGCCCTAATTTTTTCGAGGTTGAGATTAATTTCCCAGGCCTCGCAATCGACGCTAACGATGTTTCAGATAAAATACGTTTCTTAGTAAAGGGTGCTAACTTACCAGCTTCCATCATAACACCAATCTCTATTCCATTTAGAGGAAGAGAATTGAAAATTGCTGGAGAAAGAAGTTTTGACACTTGGACAGTCACAGTCATTAATGATAATAACTTTACTATCAGAGATGCAATGGAAAAGTGGATGAACTTAATCAATAAAACATCAGATAATGCTGGTGAAGTTGATCCTACAGTATACCAACAGGAAGCATATGTCTATCAATTAGCAAGAGCTCCAATTACTGGCCCAACAAATGTTCCAGCAGGATCTGCAGATAATGTTCCTATTTTAAGATCTTATCATTTCCACGGTGTGTTCCCAACTAATGTTTCTAGTATAGATCTTTCCTATGATAGTAACAATGTTATTGAAGAATTTTCAACAGAATTCCAAGTTCAGTGGTGGGAAGCATTAGATGAAAATAACAACGTTGTCGTAGGCTGATAAATAAAACATAAGGTTAATTATAAAAAATGGCTAAATTATTTGGTTTCTCCATTGAGGGGGCTGACGATAATAATCTGCCACAGGGTGCGGTATCTCCAGTACCGCAAAATGACGCAGATAAATCCGACTACTATGTTAGTAGTGGGTTTTATGGTCAGTACGTTGATATTGAAGGCGTATTCAGAAATGAATATGATCTAATTAAAAGGTATAGAGAAATGTCACTTCATCCAGAATGTGATGAAGCGATAGAAGATGTTGTAAACGAAGCTATAGTCTCAGATCTGAGTGATAGTCCAGTTGAAATAGATTTAAGTAACTTATCGGTTGGTGATAACATTAAAAAAACCATCCGAGATGAGTTCAAGTATATAAAAGACCTATTAGATTTTGATTCAAAATCACATGAAATATTCCGTAATTGGTATATTGATGGTAGATTATACTATCATAAGGTAATTGATCTTGAAAATCCAAGAGATGGAATACAAGAATTAAGATACATTGATGCACTTAAGGTTAAGTATGTGCGTCAAATGAAGAAGAAGGATATTAATCAAGCAACTTTAGTAACTCCTAAAGATAAAAAACTTGCAATCACTCCAGAGTTGGATGAGTATTTTGAATACAATCCTACTGGCGGAGCTAATAAAAACTATACTCCAACTAATGGAGTCCAAGGTTCTATCAAAATTGCAAAGGATGCTGTTACATATTGCACATCTGGTTTAGTAGATCGTAATAAACATATCACTTTGTCATGGTTACATAAGGGAATAAAGGCCTTAAATCAACTTAGAATGATTGAGGATTCACTAGTCATCTATCGTATGTCTCGTGCGCCAGAAAGAAGAATATTCTATATTGATGTTGGCAACTTACCTAAAGTGAAGGCAGAACAATATCTTCGTGAAGTTATGAACCGTTATAGATCTAAGTTAGTCTATGATGCAAACACTGGTGAAGTTCGTGACGATAAGAAATTCATGTCTATGTTGGAAGACTTTTGGCTTCCAAGAAGAGAAGGTGGAAGAGGTACAGAAATCACCACATTGCCTGGTGGTCAGAACCTTGGAGAGATAACAGATATTAATTATTTCCAGAAAAAACTCTACAAAGCTTTAGGAGTTCCAGAAACTCGTATAGGTGGAGAAGGTGGATTTAATCTTGGTAGATCTTCTGAAATATTAAGAGATGAACTTAGATTCAATAAGTTTGTTGGAAGATTGAGAAAAAGATTCTCAAACATGTTCC